TCACCTCCAAGAACTTGATTACGTAAAAAGCCCGCTCCTTTTGAGTAAGGCAACACATCTGCAAATCCTTCAACAAAACGGCTTCTAGTGCCCAAATCGCCTTTTCCAGCAAACTCAGAACTTGCTCCTTCATACATTTTATTATAAGCTCCTGGTATACCTAGAAGACTTTTTGCGTAGTATGTAGACATTAATCCGGACTTTGCTCTTTGATAGTTTGAAAGCTGAGTTAGTCCCTGTGTAGTCATTTGACCCGATCTCATTGCTCCTAAATAAGATCCAAAGCCTCCTTCTACACCTGTAAGCGCTTGCCCAGTATGAGTTAGAAACTTGTTACCAAAATACCTAGGTGCTTGCGTAGCTGTTCTAGTAAGCGATGGAATTCCGGAAATCCCAGCCTCAACTACCATTGGTCCAGCAATTGATAAAGCGGGTATTGCCATAAATGGGGACAGACCTATAGCTACATTCTTTCTACTTTCATTTATTTTATCTTGCAATGCTTTGTTTCCAGGGTCTGTAGGATCATATTGACCTAGTATGCCCCCTCCTGTTTTCCCAACAGCACCTTCTATAGAATCAAGGCCAGACATAGTCTTGTCAAATATTGATTGCCCTTGTGGGGCGCCTACCTGTGCACGTATTTCATCGTCAGTTAAATCTGGATTATTGGCCATTAACTCTCGCATTTTTGCTTGCTGAGCTTCACTGTATTTACCTTTTTTTGCTACAACTTCAGCTTCGCCTAGGCCAAGAGGTATTCCTGGATAGTAACCAACTGCCGGCTGTCCTCCCTCATACGCTCTTGCATAGTAACCGTGGCTTGGACTTGGAGTTGTTTCTCCTGTTAATAAATCGCGGTATAGAGGAAATCCATCAATGTTCTGAGTTAAAAACCCTGCATTCTGATATTTCCTTGGTCCTCCATACTTTGCCATATCTAATGCAGGAGCTTCCCCCCTATCTGCCACCTCATTCATTAATCTTAGCAATTCTTTATCCTCATAGACCTCTAGCCCAAACATCCCTCTAGGTCCCTGCTTTTCTATTAATTTCTTAAGTTCTGGTAAATCCTGTTCAGTATAAACTTTATTGGGATCTAATTTATTTTTAATACGCAACTCCATAAGCTGAGCATAAATTTCTTCGGGGTCTGCATCATACCCGTACAATTCTGGTTTATTGTAGTACTCGCCTGTGCCTATAGGTATATTTTGTATTGCCTTTATTTGCGGCGTACTATATGTTCCTTTCGTCATGGCATGCGTCAGCTCATGAAGATTAGTATTACTAGGAGCATAGCCCATCAGAGTCTTTGCAAACTCAGTACCTCGTTGAAAAAGTGTAGGTTCTGCAAAATAAGAATGCATATCAGAAACGTACATTCCTCTAGCCCCTGATGTATCATGCCCTGCCGCGTCTATTTCATCTCTCGAAAGTCTTGTAACAGTGTCTAGATTTTTATTTAACGCTTCTAACTTTCCTCCTCCAAGTTGATCGTCAAATCTTCTTGTCGCTAGCCTAGCCGCATTCCAAGTTTTTAATGCTTTAGCGTCAGGATCTTCTGTACCCCCATTTTGATATTTCTGCTTATAGCCACCGTACTTGTATGCAGGTGTTTCTATAACCGTACCTCGCCCAGGTCCTGTAGGTAAGTTCTGTACACCAGGTGGAACATCCTTAAATGATTGTACTAGGTGCCCTTGCTGATCAAACTTACTAATATTAATAGGAACTTTCATTCCTTTAGTATTAAACGATGCATTAGGTGCTACATCTGGAAATGCCATAGACGCACCTGTGTTACCTCTAGCATGCTCTTCTCGTAAACCTACCTGCTGCTCTTGCTGTGTTCTAGCAATCTGCATCTGCTGAGCTTCCATTCGCCTTTTAGCATCCTGCTCTGCATATAGCAATGTAGGTACATCTACACCAGCTTCTGCTTGTGCAAACAAATCTAACACACTGCCTTGGTGTCCAGTAGCTTTAGCAGCATTTAATATTTCTCTACGCTGTTGGTTATTCAGCATTTCTCTGCTCGTTTGCTTCTCTCGCTATAATATTCTTATCTCGCTCAATGTCATTCTTAGTAGCATCAGCTTGTATCTTCCCTTGCAATTCCTGCTCTCTAATATCTAACTCTTTTTGCTTAATCTCAAAGTCACGTAGCATCTTCTGCATGTTAAAGCTGTCTCCCTCAGGATTCTTTTTAGCTTCTGCGTTAATAAGTGCAATTTCAATATCTGTCTGTCTATCTTTCTCTTTTTCCATCGCCTCCTGTTGCATCTTCATTTGCTCCATCTGCATAGCTTGTTGCTGTGCTTGCTGTTGTGCCTGTTGCTGCGCAGCCTCTAATTCTTCAGCCGCTTTTTCTGCAGCCTTAAGTTTAGACTTAATTTGCGGGAAGCTTTCTGCATCTAGCATTTCTACTACAGTCGATGGCTTAGCACCATTCTGTATCATAGCCTGTGTAAATCCTTTGATTTGGTCTAGCTTCATCTGATCCTTACCAGCATCTGACAAGAATATACCGTAGTTAGACTCCATGTGGTCAAAAGAATCTAAGTCTAAAAAGTCTACTGTCCCGTCAGGCATAACATACTGACCTCTCTTACCAGATAGCCATGCCTCCTTAGAATAGTCTAGTAGAGCTTGCATATCTCTTTGCTCTAGTCTAGCAAACTTACGGAATAGATCTTCTGTAATATGTGACGACTGTAAAATAGCTTGCTGTGAAGATGCCTTACCTTCATACGCACCAATTTCACCTTGTCTCTGGCGACTTACACCAGATAACTTTTCCCACTCTGCTAGAATAGACTCAAGCAGTACAATGTACTGTTGTATAGTCTTAATAGACATATCCAACACTGACTGGTGTTGTGGTGATAGCTGTATGCCTTCTTTGTTATAGTCAACCCAAGCAATACCTGTACCTTCTACATAGTACATGAATTTGTCCATGTCCCACTTCTTAGGAATCATGTTAATGTCAAACTGGGCAATAATATCTTTACTTCTAGCAATCGCTAGTTCTAAACGGTACTTATAAATATTGTAGTTCAACTGGTATGCGATACCCATTGATACTAGAGATATATTCTTAGAGTTTATATCTGAATACTTACGTCCGTTAATTGGCAGCTTACACTTAGACGGATTGTCTAAAGAAATCCTCTGGTTAGCTATTGGATTTATGTTAATGTAAAATCTACCATCAATACGTGTTCCTTCCCACACCTCGTTAGTCCATACCCACTTTAGTGTAGCACCCGCTTCTTTCATTTCAGCAGGCATTCTAAATCCATCGTCTACTTCCATCTCCTCCATCATGCCTGTCTCAGGGTCTACGTAGTTCAAAAAGCCAATACGCTTTCTAGATTTCCAGTACACATTAGCTACTTCTACAAGTCTATTTCTGTGTACGTTTGGATCAGAGGTTGATGTTGCCCTAAATAATAGATAAGACTCTACGTCCTGTTGTCTAGGCTCTTCTAGTTCTAGTACCTGCTCGTCTGACAAAAACTCATGATAGTGGTCAACAACTGTAGACGCGTGCACGTACTTACGTACAATTGCCCAATCGCCATCTTCCACAAACTCAAGATCTGGATCTTTGTCGTAATCTACGTCAATAGGATTTAGTATATCGTAGAATGGCTCCTTGTTTCGTACACCTCTGTGTGTGTATACTTCTCCTGCTACTAGGAAATGGAACCACGCTTTCTGTATTTTATCATACACTTCTTGCTCTTGCATAATGTATGACATAGCATGTTGCCCTTTGATAGCTCTGTTATCCACATAAGTATTATCAAACTGCTGTGCAATATGCTCAGGCAAAGGAACCTCTTCAGGTATTTGCCCAGGTTGTATCATTTCTGGGTTCTGCTCAGCTAATACTTTTAGAAACTGCATTTGCAAACTCTGATATATAGCTTGCTGCTTTGCATTTTCTTTTTCTGAGATAGCATCCCCATTTTGTACGGTAACAGTATAATTGAGAGGTCGTTTTGACTTTTCGCCTAGTAGAAGATCCACAATAGGTTTAATAATAGGATAGTTACGCATTTTAGAGGGGAAATTCTTACGGGCTTTTCCATAAGGTTTTAAAACGTAACGATAGTCGGCCTCATCAATTATACCGTTATAATAATCATATAAAATCTTTAGATCATCCTTGTGATCGTCTATGCCATTGTGAGATAAGTTAATAAAAGCTTCAACGCACTGCTCGCGCCACTTTTTCGTTTTCTTAGACATAGGCAGCCTTTGCTGCGGTATTTTTTCTCCCCCTAAATACATGAATTACAAAATTACTAAATTTTTATACAAGTCAATACACCCTACAATTTTTAAGATTATCATTATAGATATAACACTTAATTGTAGTTATTGTCAAACCAGCTGTCAACAGATCTGTCTTCTAGCACCTCTTTGACTTCTGCATTGTACAACTCTCTAGTGTGGTACATGCCTATCATTAACGCCATTACACGGTCAAAGTTGCCTTTGTGGTTAAACTTTATAAGCTCTTGTAGTAACGCTAGGTCATAGATTTTATGCATGTTTAGAACAGTAGTCCCATCTTCATTTACAGATCTAACCGTATTTAGCCAGTCTCTAATGTACAGCTCGCCTTGCCTTTTCCTAGCCTCAGTTGTATGCATACCATACTGACGCTTTACATTCTTTGATCTTAGATCTTTCTTGTCTAGCATCTCAAATTCTTCCTGCAACTTGTGCAGTTTCCTGTGCTGCTTAGCATACTGTATTACAGCTCCGCGATCATTCTCAAAACCAATTTTAGCATTGTAATAATCAGCAAGCATAAACAGATTCCTATTATACTCGTCTTGCGTGTGTGGTCGTCCAACATAACTAGCTACTATTAAATCATCAGGTTGACTGATATTGTTTACTCTTTTTATAACATACGCAGCTCCTAGCGATGTAGAGTCTGCAGATTGATTTTGTCCGTAAGGGTCATGGCATACTAGGTATAAATTATGCGGTGTTTGCCCAGATGCATTTTTAAACGGCCCCTCATAAATAGTTATAGCTCCACTTAAGTTATCTTCTTTTCTATGTGGGAATCGTAGTATTGGCTTAGCATCTCCATCCATTGCAAATTCTATCTTATTGCCCTTACCGTAGTACAACTTTCCTGCAGTTCCTATAGAATGCAGATTATTAACTTTTACTTTGTTGTACTGTTCTTGCAACGATGCTATATCAAACAGATTAGATGATACTTGTAAAGTAGCTTCCCTAGGATTCTCAGGATGCTCCGCTATATACTGATCGTATGCCTTTGGGTCGTTAGTTCCTTTTTTCTTAGTTCTATTTTCTAGCTCAAAAGCTTTAGCAGGTTCTACTAGAGAGTTACCATCGTCATCTATAAATCCTTCTAG